TAAGCGTCTTACTTTCGGCGACCTTGTGAAGTTCTTGGAAAAAGTGAAAAATTTGAATTTGCCGGATGAATCTCAGTTGTATATGATTTTATGCCCTGAGCACTCTACCGACTTGATTCTTGACCGTGATAGTGCTGCTTATTTCGCAGACAAAAGTATCTTCTTTGATATGACTACCGGTAAGGTTAAATCTGTGATGGGCTTCAAATTCTTTGAAAATAATGCAGTATTAGCTTATACCTCTGCAGGTGTAAAGAAAGCTAAAGGGGCTGCATTGGCTTCAACTGATAGAAGGGCATCAATGTTTTTCTATGCGCCAAATACGGTTTATCATTTGGATTCTGTGAAGATTCTTTATAGTCCAGAAACGCAAGACACAAAGTCTGCTGATCCTACGTCCGAGTTTCGTACTCAAACTTACGGTTTAATTGACCGGATTGAAGAGATTGGAGTCGGTGCAATCGTTAGCGGTATTGTTGCCTAATTAATAGAATAATTGTAAAATCAAAACAAGCTGAACGGTTCGCTTTTCAGCTTGTTTTTTAACAACCATTGTCATGGAACTAAAAATCAAGAATAAAGAAGAATTAAAAGGCATCGCTGTTGATGTTTTTAAAAACTATCCCAAAGCTCAAAAAGTAGCCGTTACTAGTGACGGGGAGGCATTTATTACCGATGAAGGTGATAACGCAGTAAAAAACCACTCTAAGAAAAACCGTTACGGTAAGGAGTTGGAAATTGTTCCTTTCACTCGTGATAATATTAATGCTGAAGGCAAAGGAACTACTGCAAAAGAGGTAATTGCTTCTATCAAAGAGGCAGCAACTTTAGAGGCTGTACAGGCATTGTTAGCTGCTGAGAACGCTTTGGAAACACCCCGTAAATCGGTAGTTGATGCCGCAAATGCTCGTATTAAAGAATTACAGCCTGCATAATGAGCTTCGACGGTGCAAATATTAATAAACTTAACGGCGGTCTGAGTAGGTCTACTACTTCAGATCGAGTTATAGTTCTTGTTGCCGGGATGACACTTCCTGCCGGAATGGTAGTTAATACAGCTTACGAGTTGTATGATGTTACTACAGCCGAGGATTTAGGCATTACCGCAACATTGGATGACACAAATAATGAGCTCATTCATTATCAACTGTCAGAGTTCTTCCGGTTAGCACCGGAATCGAAGGTATGGCTTATCCCGGTGGCAAAAACAAAAACGGCAGCAACGCTTGTTGTAGATGCTGATTTTGTCGCAGCGTTGAAAAATATTGACTCTCGCAATGTGATTGCTGTTTGTGGCTGTGCTACTCCAGTAGCATCTGCTTTAGCTGATGCGGTTTCTTTGCAAGGATTGATTAATACATTAGCTACAGAGCACATCCTTATCGATGGGATTATTGTGGAAGGCGTTGGTGGTGATACTGCCAGTCCGCTTGCTATTGCTGCTTATCCTGATTTGCGTAGCATTACAGCTCCAAACGTAAGCTATATGATAGGTCAAGACCCATATGTAGCAGCGCTAAAAACTGCGTATGCTTTGAGTGCCGGAATTGGGGCTGTGCTTGCTAATGTAGCGGTGCGCCGTGTGCATGAGGACTTAGGTTCTGTAGCGGTGGAAGCTCCACCACGCACACGCCGTGGAGAAGAAAACTTCTCTTTAAGCGATGATACTTACTGGCTAAGTGCTTCACTTAGCGACGGTAAGATTGTAAAATCGCTTTCGATGGCTGAGCAAAAGGCATTAACTGCAAAAGGTTATATGTATGTAGGTTCTTTCCCTGAATATGGCGGTTTTTATTTGAATGGCTGTCCTACGGCGGTGAGCAAAGCAAGCGATTACGCTTACTTCAACTTTAACTGCATTTGGAACAAAGCAGCCCGTTTAATTCGTGCGACGCTTATACCGTTGGTACGCTCAAAGGTGCCAAAAGAAGAAACAACTGGCTATATCAAATCTACATGGATTGCATCTGCAGAGGCACGGGTTACGGCTCGTATTACTGAGAATATGATATCTACCGGTAACATTGATGCCTTTGATATTTATATCAATCCGGCTCAGACGGTAAATGAGGATACGCCAATGGCAGTTAAAGCCCGTTGTCAAGTTGGAGATATCGTTCATGAGTTTGATGTGGACTTAGGTTTAACCAATAAACTTTAAAGCCATGAGTAATAAAACAACTATTATAAACAAGTTCGGCAAAATGGCGGGATGGAATTCCGTAACGCTCAATATGCTTGGTCGTGATGTAGAAGGGATAAGTGAGGTAAGCTATGACGACAATACTGAAATTGAGGGTGCTAGAGGTGCCGGAAAGTATTTTTGTGGTTATGGTGAAGGAAACTACCTTGCTAAGGCATCTGTTACTCTTTTCTTGGAAGAGTGGAATGCGATACAACGCTCTTTACCTACGGGTAAAATGATGTCGGATATACAGCCTTTCGATATAATCGTAGAATACGAGTATGAGGGCTTTAAGATGAAGGATAAAATCCCATTTTGTAAGATTCCGGGCAGGGGTGTTGCTGTTAAGCAAGGTGATAAAACAATCGGGTACAAATGCGATTTATTCGTAGGTGGAAAGATTGGCTGGAACTTGCCATAAATTAACAATGTGTGTAAGCTTGTAAGAACAGGCTTACACATTATATTTTCATTTAAAATTAATCATTTAAATATCATTTAAACATTACTATCATGAAAAAAGTACTTTGTTTTTTAAGCTTGCTTTTAATCTGTATTACAGCATCTGCCATGTCTCCTACTGATGTAGGTGTAGGTTTAACTCATTTAGCAGATAATGCTGCAACGTATGCCGTTGGTGCTGCCGTTGTTGTAGGCTCTATCACTCCTGAAATGATTAACGATGCAAAAGTGAAATTTGGCAAAGGCGTTCAAGTGCTGACGGTTGTCGTAGTTGATGAAGTTAAAGATGCTTCCGGAGCGATTCTAACTCCTGTAGAACAATATCAATTTATAGTTAGGCGTCCCGATCGTTCTCTTATTAAATTACTAACGACTGCTGCGACTGATAATGATATAGATAAATTTTTCGATATAGCAAGCAAAAATCTAATCATCGGCGGTGATACTGACTTTCTTGATGATGGTTTGGTCTATCAGGGATTTGTTGAGCAGGTTAAACAATTAATTAGCCCGGCTCACAGTTTTTTATCTCCTGCGTAAAGGATTATAAACCCAAAGAAGATGATTTTATACAACAGGTCGATGCCATCATACGCAAAGTCTATGGCATTGACCCTGATAGTATCTCTGATGAAAAATGGTGTAGGCTTTACGCTGAATTTCTTTACGTAAATAAGCTGGAACATGAAAACTTAAGTGTGACAATCGAGTCTGCACTTATAAATGCTCTCTCTAAAATTTTCCCAAATGGCAACACAAACGACACAATGGATTCTGGAACTGAAGGATAATGTTACTGCTCCAATGAAGAGCATTAACGGAGCTTCTTCCTCTGCGTTGTCGAGTGTCAATAAGTTGCAGTTGGGTTCAACAAAGGCGATGGATGCCATATCGTCGCAAGTACCAAGTGCTAGTAGTGCTCTCGGGCTGTTGACAAATCCTTATTTACTTGCAACTGCAGGGGCTGCTGCTCTTGGAACTGAAGTATATAAGAGTATCAATATGGCTGAAGATTGGCGTGAGGGCATGGCTAAAATCAACGTTACGGCACAACTCACGCAAAAAGAATTAAAAGGTGTATCTGATAACCTCCGGGATATTGGAGAACGAAATGTCGCTCCAATAGAACAAATCCCGGAAGCCTTTAACAAAATTATCAGTGCCGGATTAGATGTCAACACGTCTATGAAGGTTTTAGAGCCAACACTTAAGGCTGCTAAGGCAGGTTTTACAGATGTAGGCGAAACAGGTAAAGCTGCAGTGGCAGTTATGAACTCATCCGGTGAAGACATAAACAAGGTTTATGACATCTTATTCGCAACATTGAATAAAGGAAATGCGGAGTTTGCTGATATCGCACAGTATCTGCCGAAACTTATCCCAATGGCTCGTAACGCAGGATTTGCATTGAATGAAACTGCAGGTGCTTGGGCATATTTAACAGCTCAAGGAATGAGTTCTGAGCGTGCAACGACTGTCGCTCAAAATGCCATGAAGGCGATGAGCGATCCGGACAGAATAAAAGGATTCAAGGAGATGGGCGTTAACCTATATGATGCGCAAGGTAAGATTAAGCCTTTAACGAGCATCATTGAGCAATTATCGCTAAAAACAAAAGGGTTGAGCGATTTGAGCCGGGCGAACTTTTTCAAAAATATAGGGATGGATCAGGAGGCAGCGAGTTTTTTCGCCTCAGCCACACAGGATGCCGGTAAGTTTAAGGATACAATTGATTTTGTGGTTAAGTCTCAGGGTAGCCTCAATCAAGCCTATGAGGACTCAATGACTCCGCTAGATCATTGGCATCAGATTATTAATCTTATCAAAGGAAAAATGATGGATTTAGGAGAAAAGTTTCTTCCTATCATTAATATGATTGGACAAAAAATCCTAGATGTTATTCAATACTTTCAAGATTTATATGCCAACTCCTCTCTGTTTAGAGACTTAATCGATGGTATAGGTTCAGCCATATCTAATGCTTGGCAAGGCGTTAAACTAATATTTTCGTTGATAGGTTCAGCATTTGAGATGTTTGGTAAGGTATCGGCTTTTGTAATTGAAAAGGTGTTTGGGGTTTCCGGAGGTATTGAAGGTTTGTATCGAAAGGTTAAGCCTATAATGATTTACCTTAAAGAACTATTCCTCGAAGTTGGCGGTATTATGGCGAAGGTTTTAACCTTTGATTTTAAAGGAGCTGTGGAAATGGCTAAAAACTTCAAGTTGCCTGATCTTAATGTCATCCAAAAGAAGGTTGATGAAGATAATAAAAAGGCTGACAATAAGGATAAACCTACTAATGTCATCGCTCTTCCGGGAGTTTCTCCTAAGTTGAAAAATACTGACTTTTCTAAGTCAACTGCAACCTCATTAGGAGGTAAAAGCGGTTCGTCAATTAAAAATATTAGTCAGCGTATTGAAATTAAGAATTATTTCACGATTGAAAAGGGCGCAAGTAAAACAGACATAGACGAAACTGCAAGTAAAGTAGTTCGTGCTATTAACGACAAATTAAGAGACGGCATGATAGCCGAAGCGAGTTAGAATGAA